TGCGGCTACTCAGCCTTCCCGAGGAAAGACTTGAAGTTGAGGTGCGCTTGGGGCTCAAGCTGATTGCTGACCTTGCGCGGTGGCGCGGCCTGGCCGGGTTACCTGCTACTGAGCCTGCTGGCGTGATCCGTTGATATGGAGTATTTGTGCTTCTTAAATTTCGGTTACGGACCGGGCATGGAAAACGTCAAGATTTGCCAATACGAAAAACTGGTGTTGAGCTCAAGAAGAGGATTCATAGCTTACGCGATGCTCGCCGTCCTTGCGCCGCTAGTGGCGGTCGCGCTGTGCTACGGCTTGGACAAACCGAGCACATGGATTGCTAGGGGCGGAGCGGTGATGGCCGGACTATCCTTCCTCGCCGATTTGAAAGCTAGAGACATGGCGTCGGTGTTTAAACCGTCAGGCTTCGTTGGTGCCACGTTCGGCTCAGCCAGGGCAAAGTACTTCGGTCAGATAAAAATGTCCCTGAGGGTCTCTGTTGCTTTGATATTGATAGGAACGGCTGTCTGGGGGTTTGGCGATCTTGCGCCTCTAGGTGCGCTGTCAGCGCAATAGGTGAGGGCAGGGATAGGCCGGTTCCCCGGCCTGGGTCTGATTGTTACTTCGGATCGAACGCGCCGAGAGACAACGTCGCCGCCCCACCGATCTTGTCCTGAAGAACCGATTTGAACTCCTGGGCGATGTCTTCGCGTTGTACCTCTTCGCCCACCCAGCGCAATTTCAACACCGGCTGCGAGCCGCTGGTGATGACCGATAGGCGAAGGGTGATCTGCTGTTCAGTCAAGCCTTCAAACGGGACCGTGCGGAATTGCAGGGAGACCGGCAGCGTTTCCTTGCTGCGCGCCTCGATCTGGTCCATGGCGCTGCGGCTGGCGCTGGTTTCGCCTACCGTGGTTTCCGATTCGCTCGACGCCTTGATGGTGATGGTGCGCACTGCAGCAATGGCCTTGGCCACAGCGATTGCATTGCCTGCCTCGTCAACCGGGGTGAGGTACTGGTGCCAGTCTTCGATCCAGTCGCTCAAATCCTTTTGGCTGATACCGCGCCCGCCGATTTGTTGGGCTGCGGTGTAGCCGGCGGTTGGCTTCAGCTTGAGGACGGCGCGGTCATCGGCGTGGCCGGGTTCGCCGGTGGTGCCCAGGTTGAACAGCAGTGCACAGCTCATTGCGTCTTGGTCGATGAAGCCGCGCGCGCCTGGTTCTGCGCGTTCAACAACATAGGTGCCGAAATCTGCCAGCGAGTGGGTGCTGTAGGTGCCACGGAAGCGGCTACGGCCGGCCTGGAACTTCTCCAGGTCGATGATTTTCGAGCTTTCCGGCAGCACTACGGTAGGGACCAGTGTTTCCAGATTCTTGCCGCTGGCTTCCAGTGCCGTATCGGTGATGAGCTGAATTGCATCTTTGGTAAGTGACATCGCTTAATTCCTTGGATTGCGGAGGGAGGGTGAGCGGGGTAGATCAGGTGCGCTTAGGGATCGGCGCGTCATCGCGGCTGAACAGTTGGTCATGCTTTTCCGCGAAGAGGGTCACGCGGCCGCCGGTACCCACGTGCATGGGCGTGTCGAGGCTGGTGTTTTCGCTGCGGGTGCCACGCTTGGTCGGCACTTTGTATTCGAGCTTGTGCTTGATCTTCACCTGGTGCGATTCGCCGATTTGGCTGAAGTCCAGGGTGATGACCACCTTCCCGGTCTTGCCGTGGTCAACAACCCCGGCGGCTACTTCGGAAAGGGCGTGGCCGATCTGGCTGGCGAAGGCGCCGCCGTTGAGCTCTTCAAGGAACTCGGCTGTATCGGTTGCAACTGACATGGCTGATTCTCCGGGATGGCCAAGAGGCCGCTGGGTGGAAGGTTGAATTGGGTTTGCCGAAGGCGTCGTCGCGCCTGGTGGTTGATGCGTTTCACAGAGTTGCGCTGATCACTGCGACCACCCTTCGATGTTGATTTTCTTGCCGTCTGCGCGAGCTTCCAGTACCTGGGCGCGATTGATCGCAGCCTTCCAGGTGAAGCACATGCCCATGACCTTGCCGGTGGAGCGCTCGACGACGTGATAGGCGCCTTTGCCCTTGTTGATCACCTGGTAGCGAATCTCTTGCACTGGCTGCTCCTTGCCGATCAAGGCGAACAGGGCGCTGGTGGCGATGGATGCTCGGACACGGAGGGCCGCAAGCCCTTCGGACCGTTGTTGAATGGATGGATGCATGGCTCGACCCTCGATGTTGGTTTGCGTGTATTCGTCAGCACCCTGACCGCCTGGCGGGTGCCGGTGGGCCCAGGGGAGGGTGCTGACGGGTAAACGCGAGATGTGAAAAAGCCCGAGGATTCCCCGGGCTTTTTTGGTTGGCATCACGAAGACCTCCCTACGTGACAGCCTCCCAGGCCCGCTACTGGCGACGGCCTGGGTTTGAATCATCAACGGTGATTTTGAGCTTGGGGTGGCCTACCGATTGCTCGGCCAGTGCGCGGTGACACCGACGACCCAGATGCCGCTGCCTGTCAGGTTGTGCGGCGCAGCCTTCAGGCGTTCTGCGCTACCAGGGTGAAGCCGTTAATGGGGCATTGGTGCAAACCCTCCGTTCAGTGGTGAACTATCGAGCATTCCTCGGTAGTTGGTTGTGATGCAGGTGGGCGGTTATAGGCCGCGATTTCGTCCGCATCCCAAAGCCCACTCAGCGAATGGGCAGAGGTGATGCTTTCGGTTATGCGGTGAGGGTTGGCCGTTCAGCCTGGCGCACCATTCGCACCTGGGCGGTACGGCGCTCCGGCGTTCGGCGATCCCGGCGCATCGCGTCGTCACCGATCATCGTGTGCATGGCGATCAGGCCGGCCAAGACAAAGCACATCGGCGAGATGATCTGCCGGCGCATGGCCTCGGCCACCATCGCGGTCTGGCGAGTTACGCCAAGCTTGAACATGGCGCAGGAAAGGCGCTTGGCCACGGTGCAGGCCGCCACGCCGTGCAACCTGGCTATTTCCTTTGCCGTCTTGCCCTGGGCAGCGGACAGCAAGTACTGAAGTTCTCGCGGCGCAAGACCACGGCCGAGATGACCCTTCCATGCGCCGTTAACGATTGTTGCTTCCATCGTTGTGACTCCCGGTTGTTTTCCCGTCTGGCCCTGTTGCCAAGGCCAGCCAGTGAAATCGTTCCGTTCTGCTTAAAGAGCTTGATCCAGTCGGTCCCGCTTTCCGGGGCTGGGAGATCACTTCGCTGATCCCTTGCTATCTGGCGGCCTCACCAGTCGTGTATCACCGAGTAGTGCTCGGCGATGGAGTTAATTTAGAAAACTAAACAGAATTCGTCAACAGTTATTTTAGTTATCTTAACTCTGGTGGTGGCGAAGTACGCTTTAACGCTGATTGCGTCAAGACTTACGCGATTGGAAAAGTTCGGATAATCTGCGCGGATAACTGTATGGATATACAGCAACCAAGGAGCAGCTGATGGCGAGCCCGCAGAAGAAACCTCAACAGCAAACGCCTGTCTCAGGAGTTGAGCGCCTGACACTCAGAGTTTCCAGCATGATCAACCACCCCATCGCCCAGGATCGGAAGTGGGCAACCATCCACAGGCTTGAGAACGATGGAGAGCGCGAGTGGCAGGAGGTAATGGGCGTTCTCGCCGACGTTGACGGTATTGAGATGACGTTCAACGATGAAGATGAGTCGGTCACTTTGAGCTGGGAAGCTGCGGCCGACGAAGATCCTCGGGTCCAGGATCTTGATGAGTTAGATGCGGTTGAAGAGGTCGCGCCTTTCTGATGCGCATAAAAAAGCCCGCTAGAGCGGCGGGCTTTTGGTTACGCCTTTCGGGCATTCCAGATCAACAGTACCTTGGCGTGGATCGTCACGTCGTCAATTCGAGCTGTTTGGTTTTCATAGTGTTTGTTGTCGGATATCAGCCTGTAGCACTCTTCGTCCAGGCGCATTACACGCTTGATGTACAGCTCTCCATGCCAAGTCAGAACGTATATCCCCTCACCGATGAAATCCCTTACACCCTTGTCGACTATCACGAGGTCTTTATCGTTGATGGTCCCTTCCATGCTCTGGCCCCATCCGTTGATCATGCCGAGCGATGAAGCGGAGGTGTAAGTGACCCCTTTCTCGCGCAGAATCTCCTCGCGCACAACAAGATTTCGAACGACCTCGGTGTAGTCGGGTGGCACCTGGCCGTGCCCCATAGCCGCTCGGATATCGTATTGAGGAATTACGATTTCCTCATTGGTGGGGCGAAGGCTCGACAGGTGCCCAGGGACGAAACCCCCGCCGTGCTCGGTTGGGCTATCTGCTTGCTCTGCTGCCGCGAGCATCGTCTCCCGAGCCTTTTCTGAAAGATTCTTTCCGGCCCTGGACGCGAGCATTTTGGCCATCAACTCAACCGTGGACATGCCGGCCTTGGTGTCGTCGGTGGATGCCTGATCCGGCGTACCCACGCCATCGGACAACCAATCCGGCGAGCAATCCAGAGCCTTTGCCAGCGCCAGAAGGTTTTTGCCCTTTGCGCCATTCGTCCCGCTCACCCAGAAACTGACCGTCGCCTTTGATACGCCAGTCAGTTTGCTGATGTCGGTGGCGCTGAGATTGAGCGCCTTCATGCGTGAGGTCACGCGGTCTTTAAAGTCCATATTTAGGATTCTAAACAATTCGATGTTTAGATAACTTGCCTTGTGTTGTTAAGAACTCTAAACTCGCTAAAGACAATGGAGACCCACCCCATGACCTTCGACGAAGCCCTGAAACATTTCCGCACCGGTCGCGCCATCGGTGACGCGCTCCGCGTTAGCGGTAGCCGCGTTTCCCAGTGCCGTGCGGCGGGTGGATTTTCGTACCCAATGCAGTGCGTTCTTGAAAAGGAGTCCGACGGTGCATTGATCGCCAAGCGAGACGATGACCCGGCCCAGCCGATGAAACAGTCCGCTTAAGCTTTTCAATGACGCCATTTTCCGCCTTGGCGGGAGGGCCGGATAGAGATTTTGGGTTAGCTGTTAATTCATACAGTGACCAAATCGCAGACATAAAAAAACCGCCTGGCAGGGCGGTTCGGTGAAGCTTTAGAACGAGGTGAATAATGACCAACAACGCCCCCGCAGTCAATAGTTCTGGGGATGTCGAGACGCTTTTCGACGAGCCTGACAAGGTGTCTCGACACCTCACCATCAATCAAACCGCTGCGATGAATGCCGCCCTCATGATAGGTGGCCAGTACTCGCTCGCGTCCAAAACCAAATTCCGCCGGGAATGCCTAAATCACTTGAAGGCGTCCCTGGCTCCTGCCCAGGATGTTTCCGCATGAGCACCATCATCATGAGCCTGTGCTGGCCTTTGCAAGGTATGAGTGGCCCGCAGAAAGCTGTCCTGATATCCCTGGCTGACAATGCAAACGATGAGGGTGTTTGCTGGCCTTCGGTAGCCCGTATCGCCGAGCGGACGTGTCTCGCAGAAAGGACCGTTCAGGGTGCCATCAAGTGGCTAGGGCAAGCGAGCATCTTGTCTGTCCGTGAGCGGATGGGGCGCTCGACAATGTACACCCTGACCCCGGCAGCATATGCACCCCCGCAAGACATGCACCCCGCAGCAGATGCACCGCCACCCCCGCAGCTCACGACAGAAACCCCCGCAGCAGCTGCACCCAGAACCGTAATAGAACCATCAAGTGAACCATCACCTCCTGTCGACGATGAGAGCCCGTCGAAAGTCTCGAAGCCGAAATGCCCGTCACAGGCAATCGTCGACCTGTTCAACAAAACGCTTCCCGGGCTCCCTCAGGTAGCGATGCTGACCAAAGACCGGATCACAAAGATTTCTGCGCGATGGAACGACAGCACGGTTCACCAGGACTTGGGGTTTTGGGCTGAGTTCTTCGAGTTGGTCGGATCGAGCCCGTTTTTGATGGGAGAGGGCGAAGGCAGGGATGGAAACAAGCCTTTCCGCGCCACGTTCGACTGGCTGATCAAGCCAAGCAACTTCGTCAAGGTCGTGGAGGGTAATTACCATGCGTGATCCCTACAGCACCGAGGCGGAACACGCACTGCTTGGCGCCATGATGCAGCGCCCTGACCTGATCGAAACCTTGAGCGACGACCTGTCCGCCGAGGCGTTTTACTTTGCCGAGAACGCCGATGTATTCCGGGCGATCACGGTACTCCGCTCGGAAGGGCGGCCAGTGGATTTCCTCACCGTCGGTAATCACATCGGTGACTTGGCCTCAACGGGCACCCCGGCCTTTGCATATTGCGCCGAGATCGTAAAGAACACCCCGAGCGTGGCCAACGCTGCAGCGTATGCCGCCATCATTCGAGAGCGGGCCATAGACCGGGCTTTGTACGATCTCGGCAGCCGGGCCATGGAAATTGCGCACGACGATCAGGATGTCCAGGCGAAGATTTCCGCCATCCAAGCCGCCGCCATGGCCATTGATTGCGGGTCCGGCGATGACGACATTGTCAAAATCGGCGATGTACTGACCGATCAGTTGGAGGTTTGGCAGGAGCGGCATGATCGGCACGCCAGAGGCGACACACTGATTGGGCTCTCTACCGGCTTGCCAGACCTCGACGACAAGATTGGAGGCCTTCAGCCCGACCACCTGTACATCGTCGCTGGCCGCCCAGGCATGGGAAAGACGACTCTTGGGATGGGCTTCATCCTTGATGCGGCCGTTCGGCAGAGCAAGTCCTCGCTCGTTGTCAGCTTAGAAATGAACCAGGGTCAGCTGCTGGACAGGGCCACGGCTTCAGAGGGGCGAATCCCGCTGACGCTGGTAAAGAATGGAACAGCGTGCCAGAGCCACGGGGCAGAACTCGCCGCTGCTGCGGGCCTGCTGCGTCGTGCGCCGCTGTACATCGCGGACCGGGCAGGGTCGTCGATTGGGCGTATTCGCTCATTGGCTCGCCGCCACAAGATGCGTTACGGCCTCGACCTGTTGATGATCGACTACCTGCAACTGCTCGACGGTGAGGGCGGCAACCGTACTGAAGAGGTCAGCAGTATCAGTCGCGGATGCAAGCTGCTCGCCAAAGAGCTAAGCATTCCCGTCGTGCTCCTCAGTCAGCTCTCCCGAAAGTGCGAAGAGCGTCCAAACAAACGCCCAATCCCCTCGGACTTGAGGGAGTCAGGAGCCATCGAGCAAGACGCCGATGTGATCCTGTTCGTGTACCGAGACGAGGTCTACAACGAAAATTCCGACGCCAAGGGTATTGCCGAAATCATCATCGGCAAGGGCCGTGATATCGAAATGTGCACGGTCCGCGCTGCCTTTCTTGGCCAATACAACCGCTTTGAAACCCTTGCTGCTGGGTGGAGGCCTGAGCCAGTCGAACAGCCGGTCGGCAAGGTGACCAGCATGCGTGACCGTTACAAATCAAAGGATAAATTCTAATGGCAGATCCCCGCCTTGCCGTTCCCAAGCCTGACCTGTACCGCTACGCGGTGTTTTGCTGCTCTTCCAAGATAGACCTGGGGAGTGCACCAGATCATGCGCTAGCGCTCTTTTTTGATAAGGCCATGGCAGTTCGATACGGCGGCCAGATGTGGCCGTCGACGTTTGAGGTTATCGACCTCCTTAATCCGGAGGAGGGCGCGTTTTGAACACCCAAATCAAAACCCTGACGGTGAAGCTGTCGGATGCCGAGATCGCCCGCAATGCCAAGCTTGAGCATGTGCGCGACCTGCGGGACGCCGGCCACCCGGCGCTGCATTTCCGTTTCGCCAAGAGTCGCACGCGCGGCTCCTGGTACCTGGTCAACAAGCGCCAATGGCACCGCATCGGGGGCTTTCCAGACCTGAACACCAAGCAGGTGATCGCAGCGCTACCGGCGGTACGCCTGCGGGTTGCGGCCGACGGCGCGGCCAGTGTTTCGGGCTGGGTGACCGTGGGCGAGTTGCTCGATTGGTTCGGTGATCGCATGGCCAAGTCGCGCGCGCTCTCCGACAAGCGCCGGGCTGCGGGCAAGTCGGCCATAAGTTGCCAGCTCAAGCCACGCTTGGACGATCTGCTGCTGCGCGACGTGAGCGCCCAGACCCTCGACAAGCTGCTGATGTGGCCGGCCCAGGCCGAACTGTCGCTGTCCTACGTGCAGCAGCTGTACCGCCTGCTCGCGGTGGCGTTCCGTCAGGCCCGCAAGCTGGACCTGATCCCGGTCAACCCGATGGCGGAAATGAAGTTCGTCAACTTCACCACGGCGCGGATCCTGCCCAAGCCGGCGCGGTTGCGTGACGTGCAGTTGCAGGACCTGGTGAGCCTGCTGGCCGAGCGCTTCGACAGTGCACCGGGTGACGCCATGCTGGCCTTGATGATGCTGTGCCACGGCACCCGGATCGGTGAGACCCGCCAGTCCCGCTGGGCTGACATCGCGCTGCCAGAGCGTGAGTGGTTCATCCCGGCAGAACACACCAAGACCAAGACCGAGCTGCGGGTGCCGCTGACCGATCAGGTGTGCTCGCTCCTACAGCTATACCGCACCCGGCAAAACGCCCAGGGCTACGAGGGGCCGCTCCTGTTTCCGTCGCGTCGGGGCAAGGCACTCAGCGACAACCAGGCGAGCGCGGTATTCACACGGCTAGGGCAGGGCGCCTGGACCAGTCACGACCTGCGCAAGGTGGCCCGTACCGCGTGGACTGACCTCGGCGTCGATGGCCACATCGGCGAGATGCTGCTCAACCACTCGCTGGGCAAGATCGCTTCCACTTACATCAACACCCAGGCCAAAGAGCAGCGCCGCCTGGCCCTGGTGAAGTGGCACAACTGGTTAGATCAGCGTGGCTTCAAGGCGATCCACATGCAGACAGGCGTTAGATATGAAGATTCGCAAAACCTCGTAGACGCCTTGAACGGCGGGGCCTGCGAGCCGGAACCACAATTTGTTAAGGGCGAGGTTTAAAAATGGACAGTCAAGAGAAAATCCCTGACCTCGCTGAGTTAAAGCGGGTCGCCGAGGCCGCGAAAGCCAGTGGTTGCGAACTTACCGAAATCCTCGGTGACACGAGCGCGATGTACACCGCCCAGGGCTCGCTGATCGAGTTTTGTGAGGCTGCTACTCCTGCCGTAGTCCTCGCTTTGATCGCGCATAACACGCGCCTTGCCAATTGCGCTCAGCGAGGTCTAGTTGAAAGCGCTGCGATGGGCAATGCGCTTACCGAAATCCTCAGAGTGACAAGGCTCGGAGATCCAGCGTTCGGAATTGCTTGTCTCGTACTTGGTGAGCTGAGCGCGCGCGATGGTGGTCGACCATGATCGAGCGGATTCGCAAGTCCCACGGCCCAGCGTTCCGAGCTGCTCAATTCGACCTGGCCAAGTGCCCGGCATGCCGTGGCAAGGCGGTGATCACTGGCGTATTCCATGAGCTGGCCTGCGTGCAGTGCAACGCCTCGGGCTGGGTTACCGCTGAAACCGGTGAGGCATTGCCGCTTGAGGTGCTGGTGACGCAACTGAGCATTCGACTCCAGGCTGCCGAGCAGCGCCTTGAGCTATTGGGCCGCCCTGCGATCGCGGTCGGCCCAGAAGCGCAATACAACGAGAACAACCGCCGTGGCCCTGGTGCCACCAACTACACAGGGGATTAAGTCATGATGATTCGCAAACCGTTGCACCGTCCTCTGGGCGATACAGAGCATATGCTGGAGCAATGGGGGTGGTGGCGTATGGACGGCAAGGGGGTTCCTAGCTATGCATCGCCAATGATGGCATTGATGCGGGACGCCATGCCTGTCGCTTCCAAGTCCTACACCATCACAGACGAACTGGCATGTGCGGTAGACGCGGCTTTGGCCCGGCTCTGTAAGCGGGATCAGCAGATGGGTGACATGATTTGGCTTTACTACGGCGCCAAATGGCCAGCTGTTCGTGTTGGCCGTCATTACCAGGTAAGCGAGATGAAAGCGCGCGAGCTCATCAAGGCTGGGGTTGCCTGGATTGATTGCGTTCTTGAGAGTCTTCGGGAGGCTGCTTGAAAAAGTAGTTGTCCATATGGAATAGCTCTGTTTTTATAGCACGGTGTTCAGCTGTTACAGCGCGACACCACACATAAAGCCCGGCCAATCGCTGGGCTTTTTGCTTTCTAAAGTTCATCGAGCCTTGGCATTTGCCGGGGCTTTTTCGTTTTCGGCTCCACCACGCCCATTGCTCTGAGCTGGGAGTGCTGCTGGAGCCGGACCTAATCGCCCCCCAGATCGGGGAGGACAGCGGATGCCTAACATGCCCGATAAGCCAGACACCTGGGTTCTTGTACTCGCGTGGCTGAGTCAGCACGCCCCGGCCTTTTACGCCGCAGGCTTTGCGATATCGATCTCCGCGCTGCGGATCATCTACGGCGGTGGCACACGCAAGGCGGCGTTCTTCGAGAGCCTGCTATGCGGCTGCATCACGCTGTCGATGCTGTCCGGCCTTGAGCTGATCGGCATCCCGCAGTCAGCAGCCAGCTTGATCGGCGGCATGGTCGGGTTGTTGGGTGTGGATAAGGTCCGCGCCTTTGCTGATCGGGTCACTGGCTTCAAGTTGCCTGGTCGAAACGCGGAGTAAGTCATGCCACTAAGGCCGAAGAAACCATGCAACGCTCAAGGCTGTAATGCGCTGACCCGAAATCCACGCTATTGCGATGATCATGTGGATATCGGCAAGAGCGCCGAGGCCAAGCGCCGCGAGCGGCAGCGTGAGACCAGCTCTCAGCGTGGTTACAGCTATAAGTGGCAGCAGGCCCGCAAGGCGTATCTGGTCAAGCATCCGCTCTGTGTTGAGTGCGAGCGCCAGGGCCTGGTGGTGGCGGCCAACCACGTCGACCACGTTCAGCCTCACAAGGGAGATTGGGTGGTCTTCTGGGACAGCTCGAACTGGCAGGCTCTGTGCCATCCCTGCCACAGTCGGAAGACGGCAGCGGAGGACGGCGGCTGGGGTAATCCATCGGCAAAACGTTCGAGTTGACCGATTCTGCCGTCTGCATGAGATTGATTCTCAATTGGGGGAGGGGGAGGGTCAAAACCTCAGGCATTCCCGTATCTAGACCGTCCCCTTGGCCTTTTTCTTACACCCGCGAAATTAAAAATTCAGGAGTTGCGCGATGGGAGGCACCGCCACGGTCGCCGGCCGTGGTCGCAAACCCAAGCCGACGGCACAGAAAAAACTTGCTGGGAACCCCGGAAAGCGGGCACTCAACAACGATGAACCCCAGTTCACCACCGTCACAAACATCGACCCTCCGGACTGGTTGAGCGAGCGCGCGGCCACCATGTGGAAGATGTTAATTCCTGAGTTGCTGCGTGAAAAAGTTGTAGCACTGACTGATTTGCATAACGTCGAAGCGTTCTGCACGGCCTATGACAAGTGGCGAATGTCAGAAGAGGCAGTGCAAACATATGGCATCGTTGTCGAGTCAGCGCAGGGCAGCCCTATGAAAAATCCTGCACTCACAGCTGCGAACGAATCGATGCGCCAATTGGTCACTTTCGGCTCACTGCTCGGCCTCGATCCGGCGAGTCGGACGCGGATCATCGGCGGCAATAAAAATACTTCCACCAATGAGTTCGCCCAACTACTGAGTTCCTAATGACCAAAGTCCTGCACGCCAATGTCGACAAGGCAATGGCTTGGGGGCGCTCCGTTCTCCGGGGGAAGGTGCCGGCTTGCCGCTACATTCACCAGGCCGTGCAACGCCACTTCGACGATGTTTCGGCCAGTCGCAAGCGTGGGTTTCGATTCAAGTTTGACCCGGCCAAGGCCGAGAAGAAGCTGAAGCTCATTCAGTTGCTGCCCCATACAAAGGGCGAGTGGGCATTCAAGCGACAGCTCATCACCCTTGAGGGCTGGCAGTTGTTCGGCCTGGCAGTCACGTTTGGTTGGGTCAAGAAGAAGGGCGGACACCGTCGGTTCCGCGAGAGCTACTGGGAGGTCCCTCGCAAGAACGGCAAGTCGGTGGTTGCTGGCGGTGTGGGCATCAGCATGTTCGTGGCTGACGGAGAGTTCGGCGCCGAGGTGTATTCGGGTGCGACCACAGAGAAGCAAGCCTGGGAAGTATTCCGCCCGGCGAAGCTGATGGTCGCCAAGTCGCCAATGCTGGTGCAGGCCGCCGGCATTGAGGTGAACGCCTCTAACATGAACATCCCGTCCGACTTCAGTCGCTTCGAGCCGCTGATCGGCAACCCCGGCGACGGCGCATCACCCAGCTGCGCCATTGTCGACGAATACCACGAACACCCAACATCAGCTCAGTACGACACCATGCTCACCGGCATGGGTGCCCGACGCCAACCGCTGATGTTCATCATCACCACTGCCGGTGCTGACATTGAGGGGCCGTGCTACGACAAGCGGCGCCAGGTCATTGAGATGCTCGAAGGCACGGTGCCCGATGATGAGTTGTTCGGCTGGATTTGGACGCTTGATGAAGGCGATGACTGGACTGACCCGAAGATGTTGGCCAAGGCCAATCCTAATCACGGGGTCTCGGTGTTCCAGGAGTACCTGGAGAGCCAGCAGGCCCGGGCAATTCGTTCGGCCAGATTTACCAACATCTTCAAGACAAAGCACCTCAACCTCTGGGTGAGCGCCAAGTCCGGCTTCTACAACATGGAGAGCTGGAAGGCTTGCGAGGACGCCACACTGACCCTGGAGCAGTTCGAGGGACAAGAATGGATCGCCGGCTTTGACCTTGCGCGAAAGCTCGATATGAACTCCAGGGCCAGGCTGTTCTGGCGCGTTATCGATGGCAAGGTCCACTACTACAGTGTTTCGCCGAAGTTTTGGGTTCCGTACGACACCGCTTTCGATACCGATAACAAGAGGATGTCCGACCGCTTTCAGGCTTGGATTCACTCAAAACATCTGGAAGTGACTGACGGTGCCGAGGTCGACTATCGCGAGATCCTTGAGGACACCAAAGAGGCGAACCATCTCGCCCCGATTCGAGAGTGTCCAATTGATCCACATGGGGCGACAGGTCTCAGCCATGACCTTGATGACGAAGGTTTTGAGCCGGTAACCATCACGCAGAACTACACCAACATGTCCGATCCCATGAAGGAATTGGAAGCCGCTATTGAGGCTGGCCGATTCCACCACGACGGCAATCCAATCATGACCTGGTGCATTGGAAACGTGATTGGCAAAAACCTGCCAGGCAACGACGACGTTGTTCGCCCGATTAAGCAGGGAGACGACAACAAAATCGATGGTGCGGTAGCGCTGATCATGGCCATCGGCCGAGTTCTGGCAAACCTCCACCCCGACGATACCCTCTCGGACCACATCACTAAACACGGAATTCGAACCCTATGACCGAAGAAACCAAGCCGCCAAAGCTGGAGGCGCTGAAAGAGGCTTTGCCTGATCTCGTCGGCGTGCTTGGCCTGGCCTTGCTGACTCGGGGGTTGTGGGTGTGGATGGGTGAGCCTTTGGCATTGACTGTATGTGGGTCGCTACTGATTACCCTGTCTGTGTACTCAATCGTGCGAGGTGGACGCTGATGCTTCGTTCACTTCTTGGGAGGAAAAACGACACGCAGGTCATTGATACGCCGGAGAAGCTTGCCCAGGCGCTGGGCGCTGGCTATGAAAGCAATGCCGGCCAACGGGTAACAACCACCAGCGCTATGCAGCAACTTGTTGTATTCAACTGCGTGCGGGTGCTGGCCGAGTCGATGGGGATGCTGCCTTGTAGGCTTTTGAAGCAAACGGGTCGCGTCCGATTGCCTGCTACAGGGCACCGGCTATACCCCCTGATCACCATGGCCCCCAACAGCTACATGACCGCCCAGGAGTTCTGGGAGATGTTGGTGGCGTGTCTTTGTCTTCGCGGTAATTTCTACGCCTACAAGGTGAAGGCGCTGGGCAACGTGGTTGAGCTTCTGCCGCTCAACCCGGACATCGTTACGCCAAAGCTCAAGGATGATTGGACAGTTGAATACAGGGTCAATTTCAAATCGGGCGTTCAAACGCTAACCCAGGATGAGATTTGGCATGTTCGTCTCTTCACGCTGGATGGGCTCAACGGGCTGAATCCGATTGCCTATGCGCGTCAGGCGCTAGGGCTAGGCCAGGCGATGGACGCTCACGCCGCCAAGCTTTTCACCAACGGCGCCGTAACTAGCGGTGTCCTGCGGACCGATCAACAGCTTACCGACGAGGCATTCGGTCGACTGAAAGAGGACTTCCAGGGACAACACATGGGGGTGGCAAACGCCTACAAGCCCATGATCCTGGAGATGGGGCTGGACTGGAAGCCGATCAGCCTCAATGCCCAAGACACCCAGTTCATCGAATCCAAGAAGCTAACCGAGGCGCAGATCTGTGGGTTGTTTCGCGTGCCACCGCACCTGGTGGCCAGCATGGAAAAGATGACGCTTAACAACATTGAGCACAT